CTTGTAAGTTTGCGCTAAAGACCATCTTTGCTCTGTATAATAACTGATGATATTCACCTTTTGTTAAGTTCTGTCCTTGACAAACATACCAATCATACTGTGGTAACTCCATAGCTAAATCGTTAAATATATCTAATTGTTTTTCAGGTGCAAGTCTATGTGGAAATAAGATTAAGTTTTCTTTTTTATATCTACTACTAAAAGAAAGTTCTTCTTGTAAATACTCCATAGGCCATCCTGTTCTAACAATTTTATTATTTACATAATCAATTGCACTATGTCCTAAATTAGGAAATAAAGTATTAACAAACATATTAATATGAAATGATGAAGCAAAATAGTTTCTATCTATTGCATCAAAATATGCTAACTCTGTATGTCTTACCCAAGGTTTATTGCCTATCTTTCTACCTAAAAAATCATGTGGGTCATAACTACCTGCATGCCAAAGTGCATGTATAGTTATATCTTTATCCAAAAGATCTGCCATGTATTTTAAGTTAATAATTCCTGGGTGCCATGCATCTGCAAATAAGAAATGATCTCCATCTTTTATTTCATCGTTTTTAAAAAACTGTGATATCTGTGCCGTCTGTGCTGACTTGTATATGTTAGTTGCGCCAAAGTCTAAAAAGGAACCACTAGACATATCTGACTCTAGTTCAGGTCCTTCAATAACTGTAACGTTCTGTGCTGTTTTATCTGCTAAAATCTGTGGAAGATGTGTCTTCCATTGTGCAGTATATCTAGTTTCAACATACTCTAGATCAATTAAATAAATCATTATCTAATATTGCTCCATTTTCATCATCCTCATAAACTTCAACCCTTACAGGTCTATTAGGATAATGTTCCTCTATATAATTTATAAGTTCCTCTGCTATCATCTCACATGAACGGTGGTCTAATTGCAGTTTGTCATTACCATAAAGTCTTTCTAATTCTCTTTGGAATTGTATAAACTCTATGTCCCTATCATTATGTTCAACACCTACTGTAACATAAAAATAAAATTTGTGTCTGTGTGGATAACCTAAAAAGCTAACATCGTCCCAATCTCCTGTAGCATATTTAGGATTAGTATCTGCTCCTGGGAACATATGAACACCCTCCCTACGAAACGATACTTTAATATATCTATTTTTTATCATCCAAATAACTCCTCTAAACTTGGTGGTGCTTCTTTACCTACTGCCATTGACTTCATTGCTCCACCTAAATATTGATTGTTCTCCCAATAGGAAAAGTCTTCTTTATTCTTTACATTATAGAGGTTCCTGAACTGTCCGTCAAGTTTCATCTTACCCGTAAACTTAATTAAGGTATCCTTATCATTCATCATTTTTTCTAAGTGTTGCATGAAGTTTCTAATAGACATTAATATAAATGATGTCCTAACATACAACCACTTATTTAAATCTCCATATTTGTCTTTAGCTTTTAAGCTAGGAGTGTTTAATAATGAGTGGAATTCGTCTAATTCTACGCCTAAATTGATAGTTTTCATGCAGTTTTCATACATTTCTCGATACAAATTAGACATCTGCCTATTAAACTTAGTTGTACCCTCACCTTGATAGAATAAACCCGTCTCAACCGCCCTACTATGAGTTGTAGAGTCATAAGATATATCTACATTATTATATAAACCATTCTGTACAAACACTAGGTAAGGAATCATCCTTCTAATTGAACCAATTCCTAAAACGTGCAAGTGCATCTTCTCTGCAGGCCAATATTTAGCAATCTCAGACGCAATAAAAGCTCTCTTTACATCTTCTAGTGGTCCTGTTCCTAACGCAGCTGCACCCATTGCTATACCACCGAGTCTGTTATGCCATTCATGAGGTATCTCTTCCATTAAACACTCGTACCATCTTAGGTAAGTGTCAACACCATTACCTTGCAGTATAACAAAGGGTTTGCAGCTACTCTCTTCTTCATCAAATATTTCTAATTGACGTTTTAGATTTCTTCCTGTCTTCCGTGCTAGTTCTTCATAGTTTTCGTAATCAAAAAATCTATTTTTAGTATCGTTTCTTTCTGATCTATCGCCTGTAAGTATTACAGGTATCTCATCAAAACACATACCAACATCTGCCCACTTGGCTTGATTCCTATATACTTTTTCCTTAAGTTCGTCTGTAATATCTAATCCAAGTGTAACCATTTGAAGTCCACCTGAGTCTGCATGTATTTCATGTACATGATCTTTATATCCAACAAATCTTTCACCAAAAGCATGTTCAGTATGTGCATTATAAAGTAACGAAATTTTGTGTGAAAAATCATTACATAATTTATCAAGTAGCATATTTACTATGCTAACATTCGTGTCGTTTAAAGCAATACCAGGATTACTCAAACGCATGTATGAGGTTCCTGAAACTACATATTCTAATTTTCTATCCATGTCCTAAATGTAATCCTAATAAAACTCCTAATGCAAATATAAACCAATCGAATATAAAGTGCATTAAAAAAGACAATGCAAAAATTTCTTTCCAATGAACCTTACAAATATCTAACCATTCTGCTATTTTTTTCATGACTTCAATATATCAATTAATAATTCCGCCTCAGCTCTTGCATCATCTAGAGCGTTGTGATTGTTTGCCTTGGGTAATCTTTTATCTAAAATATTACTTATGGTTCTTAGGCAATATATGTCCCAGAACTTCCAAGGATACTTCTGTTGTACAGGCAAGTTCGTATTCCATCCAGATAATGTCATTGCATTCTCCATAATAACAACATCAAAGTTAGCACCAAAACCCCATATAGGAATACTCTCACTTCCATAGAATTTAACAAACTTATCTAATGCCTCATCTAAGGGTACTGTATTTTTGTTTATTGCTTCAAATACTTCTGGATCTTGTTGTGACCACCACTCTATTGTTAGTGGATCTATATGTAATCCTGCTTCTTTACATGTACCAGGATCAACATTTATACCAAACTCTTCTACAATTTCTAAATTTTCAATTGCTACTGCACCTATACTAATAATAGCTGCATTAGATCTTGTAGATAAAGTTTCTAAATCTAAAACTATTTGCCTAACTGATGTATCCATTCCCCATTTCCTGTAGTTTAATATTATCCATAAACTCTTCTTTTAATGAAGGGTTCGTTTTTAGTTCTCCTTTAAGAACCGTTGTCTGTGTGCTACTATTACTTGCCATAATACCTCTGTTCTCACAGCAACCATGTCTTGCTTTAATATAAACACCTACTGCTTTTGACTTTGTAAGTTTTTCAATCCTTTCAGCAATCATTTCTGTTAATTCTTCTTGTAAGTGTCCACGATTAGACAAGTGTTGTGCAACCCTAGTGTATTTAGAAAGTCCAATTACTTCTTCGCCTGGCATACATGCCATATAGGCTGTACCAGATACAGGTTGGTGGTGATGTGAACACATACTTTTTATATCTGCTCGAACCACAATCAACTGATCGTATTGTCCATCATTAGGGAATGCTGTAATCCTAGGATCTTTCCTATATCTCCCACCCATTATTTCATTAATATACATCTTTGCCAAACGGTGTGCTGTTCCCATACTGTTTGGATCGTTTGCTGTATCAATTATAAGACTTGATAGAACCTTTTCAAACTGTTCTTCTAGTTCTTCTATTAACTCAGCAGTCTCTCCTGCATGTATGTATTTAGAAATGTTATCGCAAGCAAAATATCTTTTACCGTCTACTTCTAATCGTTGTTTTATTTTATCGCTTATTTTCATTCTACATTTATCTCCCATGGGTAAACTATCCATTGTGTATTATTATAGAACCTCTTGCCTATAAAATCAAGTTCTATTTCTGCTTTTTGGTGTAATACAGCCCATTGACTTTCTGGTACAAGAGCTTTAATTTGTTTAATTGTTAGACCACTATCACATATATCATCTACAAATAATGTTCTATCTATGTTTTCACTATTTTGCAATTCAATTGCTTTTATAGTATCTGTTTCGCCACCATCTCTAGTTTGCCAAACTAAAGGTGTAAAAGAAGTTCCTAACATGTGTGATAATATAACTCCAGGTATCAAACCACCTCTTGATATACCAACAATATGGTTATAATGTTCTAGTCCATGTTGTTTTTCAATCTCACCGAAGATATGATAGACCAATGCTCTCATATCGTCCCAAGTAATATATAATTTATCTTCACTCATAATTTAATCGCTATTAATAAAAAGATAGCAAGTTGTATTATAATAACTAAAAATAATTCAACTGCTAATATAGTGTGATACCAAATCCATCTTGTCTTATAAGCATTATCAATATTTAATTCTGCTGGATCTGGATCTTGCCAATTGTCTTGTTCAACATCTTGTTTCCATAATATTTGCCACCATTTCATGTTTAAGTTCCCCAGGCATTGCCAAACAAATCTATATGTAATCTAGGACTATATTTGTAACCTGTTTGCATACAAGCATCAGCAACACCTTTTGCAGTTAGAGTTTGTTGTTCTAAAGTTGCTCCTTCAGGCATACAATAAACTGCATCTAATTTTACTCCTGCGTCTTTGTATTCTCCAACAAAAATATCAACCTCTTCAAAGTCACTCATATCTCTAACTACAAATTTATTATATAAGTAACTGTTCTCTACTTCATTCATGCCTACTAATACCTCAGGTATCAAAGCATCAAATTGTTCTTCACCAGATAAACTTAACTTAGGAGATGTACTCCAAGTTACATGTAAATCTTTTGCATCATTGTTAAAATAATCTATTAACTGTTGCTGTAAATCTTGTGTTCCATTTGTTTCAAATGTAACATTTTTTAAACCTACCTCTCTACATTTTTCTAAAAATGCTGGCCAACATCTTTGCCAACCTAACAATGGTTCACCACCTGTAATTACCATATGTATATCTTCTTTTTCATCAAATCTATTATTAGGTAATAACTTAATTGTATTTTCAAAAACCTCATCTATTGTTTCAGTTTTCTGTAAGTGTTTATATTTCATTGCCCAAGAGGCAGAACTATCACACCCTAAAGGTGTAACAGGCAATTCTTCTATTGTGGTATATGCAAACTCGTGATCTTTGTTTGCACGTTCGTCTGTCATGTATGGCATCTCTTCAACAGGAATAATATTATCCCTTGGTTGTCCAAAGCCTCTACACTCAAAGTTACAACCGAAAACTCGTAAGAAAATGCTAGGAACACCTACCCATCTTCCCTCACCTTGCACGCTATAAAATACTTCCGAATATCTAAGTTTCATAATATGATATTATATATTAAAGTAAAGGCAAAAATCTAGCCCTTACTTGCCCTTTTTGCTTCTTCTTCTTTTTTAATCTTTTCATCTAAATATTTAGGTCTTCTTTTAGTTACCTTCTTACCTTCATTTTCTTTAGCATCTTTCTCTTTATCTGCTTCTGTTTGTTCAATAATGCCTTTCATATAATCTAAATATTCATTTGTATGATCACTACCATCTGCACCTTGTTCCATTATCTCACTAAGGTCCAGACTTTTAATATATTTCATTTTAGTTTCTTGTTGTCGTTTCTCTTTCTGGATACGCCTAATGAATGCGTAGTATGTGATTTGTGTAAAGTATGCAAAAGGATTGTTTGATTTTTCAGGATTAAAATTATCTATATATGTAAGACAATTCTCAATTCCATCTAAAATCATTTCATCTCTAAATGTATAATTTACAAAGTTGGATTTATATGCTAAGTGATTTGCTATTTTAACAAAGCATTCACCTAAATATTCTGTTACTTGTGGTTTAGGATCACCACTTTCCTCTGCTTCAATTCGTCTTTCACGATAAGCAGATATTTTTTCTAAAAACTCTTTATTGTTTATATAATGAGCTGAGTTGGGATCTCTTTTCCTTGCCATGATATCTCCATAATTAATGTATCTTTTTATTTAAAACAGCATCTGCTAATTCTGTTAGTAGATCTGCATCTAAGTCTAGTTTGTCGTCAGGGATAAGTTCAGGTAAACCTCTTTCACCTTCTTCTATAAAATCTCCTCCCCATCGTTGTTCACTATGATATATTTGTTGAACCATTTGTTTGTACCCAGGTATAAACCTAGTATTCAAACTTGCTCTTGTAATAATATCTTTACGTTCTATTGTAAAAATATCATCTTCTGCAATAGCAATCCATGGTTTCAAATGTATCTGTTCTCCAATAATATTACCTAATCCTGGTAAAGCAAGTCCTGGGACTAGCTCAATAGGATGTTCAATTTCAACTGTATTTTCTCCTTCAGTAATTTTTCCTACTAAAGTGGAACCATCTCTCAGTTTTATTATGCTAACTTCTGACATCTATTTTCTTTAATCTATAATCGAAACCTTCTTCGTTATATAGTTTAATCCTTTCTATTAAGTGATTTAATGTGTAATTCTTGTGAGACTTCCACGATAAGTCATCACCAATATCAAACAAGTTACATACAACCTTCTTATCTCCTCGTCTTAAACCTCTACCTATTGACTGTAAGTTTCTAATTCTACTCTTACTAGGAGAGGCAAAAACAATATTATGAAGGTTCCTTATATTTATGCCTGTTGAAAACGTACCGTACGAAGCAATTATAATTGCATTATCTTGCTTTTCTGTTATTGCTCTTATTTCTTCTCTAACCTCTGTGTCTGTTCCACCATATACAAAGAACACTTTTCTATTTTTATCTACTGCGTCTTTAATCATTGGGTATAATACTTTACCATGTTTTTCTACAAACTGAAACAACACCAAAGTATTACCTTCTTGTGCTACTGTTAAATTTTTTATAATTTCATTACGATTAGGGTTTGTAACAAGCCAATCTATTTCTTCTTGATATGTTTTCTTTTTCATATCTTTTCTTTCTTCATCTTTATAGTTTAAAGAACAGCAAACAATTTTTAAATTAGCAAGTTGTTTACTATCCATTAACTTTTTCGTTGTTGTTACTTTGTGAACCGAACCAAATGTTCCTTCCAATACTAACTTGTGAGTCTTTGTTCCATCTAATGTTCCTGTTGTTCCTATTCTATAAGGTGTGTTTGTACACTTGTTCATTAATGTTGTTAAAGACTTTGCTTTAAATAGATGTGCTTCATCACCATAAAAAACATCAAAGTCTTTGAACCATGTTTTTGGATACTTGTATATAGACTGCCATGTGCTTATTGTAATAGGTGCATCATTATGTTTAACTCTGCCACCATATATCCTATGACATTCCTCTTGTACTTTCCAACTATCTGAGCTGGAATAATCTCTAAAATCACCATACATTTGTTCTACCAAAGAAGTTGTAGGAACAACAATAAGTTGCTTACGCCCCCTAGCTTGATGGTAACGAACAAGGCTGTAAATAATAAGGGACTTACCACTAGCAGTAGGAGATAACAATAAAGTTCTCCCATTGTTAATACAATGATTAACTGCTTCGAGTTGATAGTCTCTAATTTGGATTGGGTTTCCTCCAGAATGGAGTCTAAGGTTGTCTGTGAGTTCTTTGACATCACATGTTTCTCCTATTTCAGGTACGTCTATTTCTAAATCATATTCTAATGTACTAGCAAACTCTTTTAAGTAAGGAAGTAATCCAACATATAACTCTTTTGTATATAAACTATAAAGTCTTGCTTTTCCATCCCACATTCTTTTTCTATATAGTGGCATGAACTTAGCTCCAGGGACTTCAAAAGTAAAAAAGTCTGATATCTCTTGATCAGTACTTGCGTCTGTGTTTATTTTTAAATACACTTCGTTCTTTTTAGTTACAGAGATCATTCCACTCATCTAAATTTAATTCTTCTTTTTCTTTTAATATATTTTCAAAAATTTCAAATTCATCGGAAACCATTTTTGGATATTCACAGAACCCAGGCTTCTTTAAATCATATTCAGCGTCCCACCCGTACTTTTTTGCTCCAAAATATCGGCCAAAATTTTCGAAGGAAATATACTTAAAATCATAATCTGCTACCAAATATAAAAAAGGGTCAGTATGTTTGTATCCAGGCTTAACAGTTTCCCAATTACTATATTGTAAATCTGTAGCTAAACCTGATACATATCTATCAAAAGGATTTCTAATAACTGCTACTTTTTGTTTATTAGAATTTTGCCACTCAAAGATCTTTGCATTACCTCTAAAACCATTAGAACTTTCTTCACCAAAAAATTTCCAAGCAGTTGTATGACCTGCTCTCTGAGGACAAATAAATGCCATTTTATCGTTGATGTGTATTAGCACTATAACAATCCGTTAGTAAACTTTGTCCATTCAATAGCATTCTTAATATCAAAAGATCTACTATTCAATGACTTCATAATATAATCTAACTGACTTAAACATGTTCTAATATATTCTAATTTATCAGTTAATTTTATAATATCAACATCAGTATCTAAAAACTCATTCATTTGATTGTTTAATGGAGCATTGCCTAAGTATTGTTCCCAACCTAAATCATTAAGTTCTGATTGTGTAAGTTCACCCCTGTAATATTTCCATTTAATTCGTCTTAAACTTAATAAATCAGACTCGTTCTTTCTTAACTGTAATTTAAAAGTTGTTAATAAGTTAAGATATTTTGCGTGTAGTTCTGGGATTTTCGTAGACTCTTGTCCTAAGTTGAGTTCATCAACTTTACAATCTTTTGCCCACATATCTTGGATTTCGTTCAATGTTATCATTATGTTTATTATTATAGACTCTTAAAGTGTAAGAGTCAAGTAGGTATTGTACCTTTTTATGTAGTTGTTACTGACTCTACTGCTGTGCTAGTTATTGTATAATCTTTGTATGAAAATAAAGCAACACCTTGCATATATTCTGTACTTCCTGAGGATATTTCAAAGTCTAGTCCTGCTAAACTGGTTGGGAATGCGTCCCTAAATGTTATTTGTGTTATTGGGTTGTTATTAGAATCCAATAAGAACAATGTAGCATCACTTGTATATCCTAAATCTTGTCTTTTGTCTGGATCTATATCAGGAAATCTATATTCTTGTTTATCAGTATATGTTTTTGCCTGTGAACTATTCTCTGGAAACCCAATACCTATTAACCAATCATACAATTCTTTATAGTTAGCCATGTTTTCTTGTATTAGAAACCTAATCATTAACTGTCCAAATACTAACTTATCTCCTACTCTAGGAATATCAACAAAAGGTGTAACCTGTAATGGTGCTCCTGTATTAATTTCAGGAATGTTTGCTGCTTGACAAAAATAAGAAACGTTCGGAAGATTATGTA